TGGCGCAGAGTCACAGAGAGAAGCTAAAGAGGATTTCAAAGCTCTAGTAATCTCGTCTATTCAAGAGATTCAGGACGTTATTAATCAGTTTATAGTCTTTTACGCTCGATTCAAAGGAATCAAAGACTTTCAGGGGCGAGTAGAGCTCGATACTAATATCTCGCTTGACGATATAAACACCGAACTTTCTATTTTCCAGGCGCATAAAGACGACTTCAAGAAGATCGCGACCGCTTACCGCGAGATTGTGAAAAAGCGTATCGTCGATATGAATCTTCCGAACATGGAAGAGATAGAAAAGGAGCTGGAAGCAGCGGACTTTTCAGAAGCAGATCAACAGCAATTAACGGGCGGCGTTAAAGACCGTCTATTACAACAGGTAGCAGGTGGACAGGGAGATCAAGGATCTCAATAGGAAGCTCGACGCTACTGACGCACAGATAGAGGCGTTTCTTGCGAGGTTAGATAAGTTTCTCGCGGCTAATCTCAGAAAGTTGCTGGAGAAGATAAAGACGGGAAAGCCAAACTCACTAGAGACTGCGAAGGCTCTCGGAGCGTTACAATCGTCGCTGAATACCCTGGGATTGCAAAAGCAACTTCAAGGGATTGAAGGCGTTTACGGGTCGCTCTTGAAATCAATAGATCGGGAGCTTTCGCAGTCTGTGGATAGAGACACGGTGCTCAATGACGTGGACTATGCAGTCACGGAGCAGTTAATCGTATTTGATACAAAGGCGGTCGCTAATAAGGTTTACGCCTTAACTGACGACCTATCAAGTACGATAATGAGGCAAGTGATAACGGGGCAAAGGCCCGACGTTGATTCACTTGTGGACGTGCTCGGTAATAAGACCGTCTCGCAGATAAAGACGGAGTTAAACACGGCGACTATAGCTTTCTCGCGAGCGATAACCCAGAAGAAGGCTGACGATTTAGGAATGGACTTATTCCTCTATGTTGGGCCAATCGACAAGGTAACGCGCCCGTTTTGTCGTCCTAAAGTTGGGAAGATTTTCACTAGAGAAGAGATTCTAAAATGGGATAACGGGCAGGGGCTTCCTGCTAATATTTATTGTGGCGGTTATAACTGCCGACACGATTTACGTCCTATATCTTTGGAGAGAGCAAAGAAGCTCGGATATGGCGATTGAAGTAAAGAGCCGACCGGACTTCAGGAAAATCTCAGAGGAAATGGAGCGCGGCATTGAAAATGCTCTTGATAGGCAACTAGCTGACGAAGCCGCCGAGATAGTCCAACGCACGCAGGGGGGGCATGACGTGGATAATCGCTCATTTGCACCGTACTCAGCACCTTACCTAAAGGTGAGGCGAGATAAAGGGCGTGGAAGTCGTCCAGACCTAACGTTTACCGGCTCAATGCTTAACAGCATAACGCACACCGTTACTAGGGTCGGTTCGGAGATTATAGGGACAATCTTTTTCTCCTCTTCAGCAGAGGCATTGAAGGCAAAGGGAAATATTAAAAGTCGAAAGTTCTTTGGGCTCTCTAAAGAACAGATTATTAACCTGAGAAACGCAATAAGCAGGGCAATTAATGGCAGAGGATAAAACCGACGCAACCGCAGCAGAAACAGTAACCAAGGCTGAGTATGAGGCTCTTCAAGAGAAATTCAGAAAAGAGCAAGCAAAAGCGGTCGACTACGAGAGACGATTCAAGGGAGTTGATCTTGACGCTCTTAAAGCGGCAAAAGAAGAGCGAGATATTCTCGCCCGACAATCTGCAAGCGGAGACCCGGACAAGGTTAAGGCTGAAATTGATAAGGCCGTCAGTGAAACGAGAAAGCAACTCCAGAAGGAGCTTGAGGAAAATGAAAATACTCTTAAGGCTATTAAAGCAGAGAATAAAGAACTCAAAGTTGTTGATCGCGTCTTTGCTGAAGCGGCTTCAAAGTTTATTGACAAATCTCACGTTGATTTAAAGCGAGTTATTCGCGAGAGCGGCGATCTGGACGACAACGGAAATATCGTATTCAGAGACGATAAGGGCGAGAAGCTTTACTCAAAGAAAAAGCCGTCTGAACCTATGGGCGTTGCTGAGTTCATTGAAGGGCTATTAGACGAGAAGCCGCATTGGGCGGTTGACTTCTCCGTATCTGGAGCAAAGCAGACCGGAGAAAAGAGAACCGGAGGCGCAAAGATTACGAGCCTATCTCAGTTGAACGGGTTAACCCCTGAGAAGCAACGCGAGGTAATGTCTCAAATGGACCCTAAAGACTTATCCGCGCTTTTGGCCGGGGTAGTCAGACAATAAATAGATTTACATAGTTTCTTAAAGCCGCCATAGAGCGGCTTTTTTATTTGGAGATTTCAAACCATGACAACTCAGATTCGAGAAAGAACCTCGCAACTTGCGTCTGCGGGTTCTTATAACGGCGGTATCGTCCGCGACGTTGCTACCCTTGCAACTTCTGACGCAACCGCAACAAAGATTTATGGTATTCCCGTTGCGCTTCTTGAGTCGGTAGCTTTCCGCGTTCTTATCGTGGGAATGAAAACCGACGCCACCGCTTCATATGCTTCTACTGTGGTCGGCGGAGCACGTCGACAGGCGGCGGGTAACGTAACGTCAGCGGGATCGGCGACGATTGTTACGATTGAAGATTCTGCGGGCTCGCCCGTTGCTACGGTAAACGCGAATACCTCAACGCAGGAAATGGAAATCAAGATCGCGGGCGTTGCTGCTGAAAACTGGCGCTTCGAGGCTTGCGTTGAGTATATCAAGCTCGTTTAACAATTTTATTTAAGTTTCTAGGTCGCTTTACAGCGGCTTTTTTTATTTGGAGATTTCAAAATGGCAGCAGTTGCTAACATTACCGAGTTAAGTAACTCGGTTACTATCGGGAACGCTCTTAGCGTTCTTGCTTCCCCTGCGCTCGTAAAGGCCGCAGTCGGTCTTGAGTCACTTTACCGCGAGGATCTTCCTAGCGGAACGAACGTTAAAAAGTTCGTAAAGCGCGGTTCCCTTACGGTTGCTTCTCTCGCAGAGTCAACCGCTCTGGCGCCTGACGCTAACGGAGAGCTTACCGACTCTTCGGTATCTGCAACCGCTGCAAAATGCGCGGTTGTTTCTGGGCTTTCTGTAGAGGCTCAGGCGTTTGGCAATATCTCGCTTGATCGCGTTGCGTCTGAACAGGGCTCCGCGTTTGGTCGTTTTATTTCTGACGATATTATCGGAATGGCGGCGGGACTTGCGACTACTCAGACCGCTACAAGCGTAATGACGATTGACGACCTCATGCTCGGACAGTACAACATTTTCGCTTCTAAGGTTCCGAATCAGGAGGTTATGCTCCACGCGATTCTTGGGCCTAAAGCCGTTTACAATCTCCGAAAAGAGATTATTCAGAACGGCGCGAGCGCGTTTGCTAATCCGAATATGCTCTCGATTCTGAACGGACTTCCCGCGAATAACGGCTATATCGGAGATATTCCCGGCGTTGCTAAGGTTTACCAAACCACTGGATTTGCAACCACTGGCGGCGACGATCAGCAAATGATTGTACACCCTCTTTGGTGTCTTGCTGGTATCTTCGGCTCCGCTCCTGTTACTTGGTTCAAGGACAAGGGCGCTGAAGGTTTCTACTCTGAAGTTGCTTCGTACTACTTCTACGACGTGATCGAGTGGAACGACCTTGCAGGGGTTATGCTTCGATCTGATACTTAATATACCTCCCTTCGCTGGAGGAGGGGGCTTCGGCTCCCTCCTCCTTTTTTATTCCTTTTTTAAATAATACTCATGTCGATAAATCCTATCGCTAAAGAAGAAGCCCGAATGAAGAAAGAGCCTTTCGCAACTATGGTAGAGGTTCCCGATTCGGTGAAAGACTTACTGCGGGGGTGGAGACCTCCAGTTGAAACGGCTTATATTTTATTTCAAAGCCGTGTTTACAATATCTCGACTGAGGAGTGGCAGGATTCCACGTTTACGCTAAACGTGGACGGACGACCTGAGCAGACAGAGAAACTACAGTATTACTGCATGGTGAAGGGATACAAGATTATCCACTACGGAAACTTCCCCAAAGCAAATCACCCCAACCCACGAATCGCGGCAAAGGCGCGTATGCACACAGGGAGCGATAACGTTAACCCCTGGGACGTTTTAGAGGCCGCGTGCAAGCAGTATATGGGCGTGGAGCAGAGCAGAAACGCACGAGAGAGCGAGCTTCTGAAGAAGTTGGAAGAAGCGGAAAAGAAAGCGGCAATGCTCGCGGCTAATGTAACTAAGGGTGCTAAAAATGAGCCTAGACCGATTTCAACAGGCTCTTAAGGTTCGGGAGGGCGAAAGCCCACGAGATAGGTGGAAGCGACAAGAGGCGGAGAGAATAATCGCCACTATGGACGCGGCCCGTGAGTCGTACAAAAGGCACTTACAGGATATTTATCAGTCTAATTCTGAGGTTCAGCAAATGAACGCGGAATCACAGGACGAGAGAATTATCCGGGCGAAGTCCAACCTAATCAGGTGTCGCAAAGAGTATAATGATTTCAAATACGCCACCGATACGACGCTCGCGCAAGCCGAAAGGGAAGTTAACGAGTTAATTCGTAAAGTGCACAGAGAACGCGGGTGGGAATAACTCAAGAGGACTATTGCTCAAGGATTTGCGGCGGCAAATGCTGTAGGGTCGAAGCTGATAATTACACTTGTCGGCATTTAACCGACGACTGCAAATGTGCCATATACGCCCGTCGATTCGCCCCGGAAATGGGAGATTTTGAGGTCGTCGACCTGTATTCCGCGCCGTCTAAAAGCGGCATTGGCATAAAGCAAGTCGTATGCGGTCGCGTAAAGAAGCAGATTGAAATGGGAATATCCCCAAAGCATTTAATTGAGCGGTGTTGTATCGCTCATCCTGAATTATTGGAGAAAGAATAATGGTAGTAAAACCTCTTATTCAAAATTGGCATAGAGAAGAATTCGCAATTGGATTCCTTGATAACATTCCGGCGGAAGTTATCGCACTTCTGGAGGCAGAAAAGGCCGACAAGGAGTCAGCTAAAAAGCCTGAAAAGGTGAAGAAAGCAGAAAAGGACGCTGAATAATGCCGTATCCTTTCGGGCAGGACTTTACTTATACGTTTCAACCGTTACTGGACGGGGAGACTATATCGGGTATTCCAGCGCAAACTGCCAGTTTGTACGTTTACGATTCTAAACCGTCTCGTACTGCAGCCATGGCGGGGACTGGTGCGGTTGCTGGTCCTATCTCTGGGAGCTGGACGTTAAACGCAACGAGTTGCTCTTTTACGATTCCCGGTATAGACGATCCTGATCCGGACGCGCAGACGGAGGCGCCTAACTATTGGGTATCGGTATCATTCAAGCTAACGACGGGAGAGCAAACGCAATATGTAGTTCGCTTCCTCGATATGGAGCGCGTAACGGCGCATGACAAACCCGTATCGGTTACATACTCAGATTTACAGGTGCTCTCTCCCGGTATTACCGCTTATGCGGGGAACTCGGAACAGACCGCGCAAATCGCCGCAGTTACGGCGCTCGTAAGGGCTCGTTTACTTAATCGCGGGTACGAGTGGGCGGAGTTGTCACGGCCAGATAGGTTAAACGATACCGTTAAATTCATGGCGCTCTCTCAGATTTATCAGAGCAAAATGCAGAGGCCGGGTGACCAATTCGATAAGCTCTATCAGGATTATGCTCGAATAGCCGAGGAGTTGTTTCAGGCGCTAAAGATTGAGTATGACGCCGAAAAAGAGGGAGAGCCTGAATCAGAAATTCAACCCGGTAGTTTTGGGATCATTCTTAGGTGAGTACGAGCGCAGCTATTCGCTCCGCGTGGAATACGGGAGTATGGACAAACGCCACGGTAACGGCGCTTACGACTAAGATTTACGCCTACGATTTAATCGCGTCGCTAAAATCAAAGCCTGAAGCGACTCTCATGTACTATAATCAGGCTATTAACTTCTTTACTTATTTAGTGACAAGAAGTCGGATAACTCAAGAGGTGCGCGGTGCATCTACTAACGTCTCGCGTTACGAGTATGAGGTTGCAGTATTCTACCACTTGCAAAAAGACCTCACAGACTCAGCGCAGAATTATAATAACGTAATTGATCGTCTTGAAACCGTCGACGGCATAGTTCTATCAGGACTCGGCGCAACGTGGAGTAATACCGTTAACTACTACGAAATGAGCGGTACACTCGCTCCACGACTTATAGAGCTTGACGACCGCGAGGTCTGGCAAGGTGGATACACCTATAAAGCCATAAAGCAGGCTTAAACAGATTTACATAGTTCTTTCTTAACCGACCTCAGAGTCGGTTTTTTCATTGGAGATTTTCGATAATGGCAAGCATTACAGGTGCACAAACAAGCGCAGCGGTTCAAATCGCTACTACGTGGGGGACTGCGGCGGCGTCTGGCGCTGGCGATAAATTTGCAGGTGAGATTTCGCACTCACTGAATGAGCAGGAGCTAGTTTCTAGGGCTATCGGCTCCGGAAATTACATGATTACGGCGGCTACTCGCGGGAATGAAAAGCCGACCGTTAACCTGACTATGGACGTTGGATATAGAAACACTTTCGACGTTCTTCTCGCTCAGTTTATGGGAACCGCGGGCGCTCCGACTGAAGTTACCGGCGGACAGGCCGACTATAAGCACACCCTCACCTTCAACACCTCACTGAACTCTAAATATATTACGTTTGCTTATGAGTCGTCGTCGGCAAAAGTTCATGAGTTTCCTACCTGCGGCGTTCGTTCTGCTTCTATCAGAACCCCTTCGGTGCCGGGCTATGTCGAAGCGCAATTTGAGCTTGTTGCTAATAAACTGGAACTATCGACCGCGGTAAATACCAACGCGGTGCTCCAGGCGGCGACTGCAACGGATACAGAACTAGCGGCAGTATCGTTTGACGATACGTTCTGGATTAATACCGCTTCCGGTGGTGCCGTATCGTCTGGCGACGCTCTCGCTGTCACCTCGTGGCAATTAGACCTTGAACGTCCGCAGGACAGCGCAAACGAGATCAAGGGCTCCGCTGGTAATGGCTCGCCGATCGCTACTGACCTTTTCTCAGGAACTCTCACAATCACCCTGAAGGAATTGGCAGACCACACCTATTATACGATCTGGAGTGCTGAAACCGCTCAGAAATGTAAATTCACGGTGTCGGGCTCTCAGATTGGATCGGGTACTAATAAGTCGGTCGCGGTCTATATCCCGCGTATGCAACTTATCTCTGCGCCGTCTTACTCGGTAACGAGTAACGGGACGAACGCCGTTACCTACACTTTTAGAATATCTAAAGCGTCGGCAAATCCCACGGGAATGAGTTCGACGTATCCTTATTTTGAAATCACTAACGGATTGTCTACGTCACTCTTAGCGTAAGGAACCTATGCGGCTCGGACTCGTACCAGAATCAATGGAAGTGGAAGTCGAAGGAATTCGATTCCAATTTCTCGCGGCTTCTGAACAGGATTTAGTTATTGCGGCGGCTATATTGGAAAATATGGACGTAGCAAAGATAAAGCCCGGAAGCCTAGATCGGGGAATGGTTGTTTCTCATGTATTCGGGAAACTCTCGTCGTTCACTGGTGAGATTCTGGTCGGGGACGAGCCGATTACCGTAGAGCGACTGAAGGAGTTAGCAACGGCAGGGCGGCTGCAAATAGTATTCACAATTAAGGTAACTGTTGGGTGGGCGGCTGAAGTTCTGCGGTCGCTTGGTATGTTCGACCAATCGGAGGCGGGCGAAAAAAACGCCTAACCTCTCGGCTCATTCGTCTCTTAGAGGCGAAGCTATACGAGCCGGGATTAAATTGTCCGAATTGCCTCAAGTTCTATTCAGAAACCAAGAAGAAACCCGCGTGCTTTTCTAATCGTTGCTCAATTCAGGATATTCAATCGCTCCCTGAATCTAGAAAACTTAATGAAATAGTCGACGCCTTTATGCTCGCTGAAGCGTTGGCGGACTCTCCCGGTTATTCGCGTATGCAAGCGAAGGCAATAGAAGAGAGCGGATTATCCGAGGTGCCTATAGAGGCGGTACTCGGAATGAGGCGGGTATTTTTACAGTATAGAAATAGAAAGTCTGAGTAATGGTTTTCACTGGCGATAACGACGTAAAGATCCGCGTAAAAGTAGACGCGGACGACGCACGCGAAGGCTTTAGGAAAGTTGAGCGCGGACTAGAGGACGTTGAAAAGGAGGCGAAGAAGGCTTCCAGCGTATTAGATAACTTTGCAAACGGGCTCTTGCAGGGAATCGGGCAGGGGGTTGCGCTTGGGGGTATTCGCGCTTTAGGAGACGCACTCTCTTCACTTCCGGAGGCCATTTCACGCGGCTCCGACGTAAACGACATAACAGAATCCTTTCAAAAATTAGCGGATCAGGCGGGAGTTGCCGGAGACGCTCTTATCAATAATTTTCAAAACGCACTTGGGGGAACTATCCCCAAAGTCGACGCAATGAAACAGGCTAACGAGTTGTTGCTCGGAGGTCTTGACCCTTCCAAATTTGACCTAGTTGCACAAGCGGCGCGCGCATTTGCTGACGTTACGGGTACAGACGCAACGCAGGGCATGAACGCTCTTACCGATTCGCTTTTGCGTGGTAATGATAAGGCGCTTAAAAACCTTGGTATCGTTGTTGATAACGAGAAGGCTTATCGTGATTTCGCCGCACAAATCGGAACGACTGCCGATAAGCTCTCTGAATCGGGAAAAGTTGCAGCTACTCAGCAAGCGGTATTAGCGGCGCTTGAGGGTAAAATGGGACAGCTCGGCGTTGTAACTAACGACGCGGGTGACAATCTTAGTGCGCTTTCAGCGGCGATACAGGATCAGAAGGACAAGGCGTTTTCTGCGATAGCGAGTAATGACGGGCTCAATCAGGTATTAGCTGATTTAGTCGAGACTGTAAGGAACGCGGATTTCACACCAATCATTAACGGACTTTCCGACCTCCTAACGATTACGGCAAGGCTAGGATCTAGTGGCCTACAAGCTCTTGCGGAGTTTTCCAAGCAAGTCAAGGATACACTCGATTTTTACGATCGCCTCGAGGTGGCTCGTCAACGAATGGCGGGGAAGTTCTATAATCCATTCGACGCATATAAAGAGGCGGCGACCTCTCAATTGTTTTCGAAATTAACCAAGGGCGCGACGGATTTCGTTACGAATGGGCTTAACAAAATAACCCCCGCGGCAAAGTCCGCAAGCTCGGCGGTCGGAAAACTATCTACCGATACAAGCAAATATATTGGAGCCAACAAAGACGCGGCAACCTCGGCAAAGAAAGCCGCCGACGAAGCGGAGAAGCACGCGAAGGCGCTAGACGACCTCCGCAAGAAACTCAACTCACTAGACGGGCTCAACGAATACAAAAACAAGTTAGAGGCCGCGTTTAAGGCTACATACGAAGGGCTAATCACCTCGGAGCGACTAGGGGAGGAGATAAGGAAGTTACAAAACGAGTTTCTCACTGGAGGTGGAACTGTAGAGGACTTCGCGCGGGCGCTTGGGGTAGCCGCTGACGGATTCAAGGACGCGGGAGAGGAGGCAAAGAAGGCAAAATCTGAGGTTAAATCGTTCGGCGACTCCCTTCAGGACGCTATTGCTGGGGGAATCGGTGATATTCTGAGCGGTGATTTTAAGGGCGGGCTTGAGAATATCGGTTCGTCTCTCGGTGCCGACCTTGGCTCTGCTTTTGGGCCGATAGGCTCACAGATAGGATCGTTCCTGGGAGAAAAGCTCGGAAAGGCGGTCTTTGACGGAATAGATCACATATTCGGCGGCAGAGACGCGCAGGGCAAGATAAGAGATTCGCTCGACAAGCTCTTTGCCGACGCACTGAAGGACAATCCGGCACTGATTCAGTTCGAGGGTGAGCTAAAGAGAATCACGGATCTTGAATTCCTCAGAGGAACCGACAGTTTTGAAAATGGAACGTTTGACGACTTCCTCGCCTCGTTATCAGACAAGGCGAGAAGTGCTTTCAACGGAATAGCATCAGGGTTTACGGAAATATTCGGGCAGGGCTCAGAACTTGCGGGGCAGCTCGCGGCGGTGCTGGCGAATAACCTCGGAGGTTCTCTCAATAACTTGCAGTTACTTGTAGAGGCGACGGGGAAGAGTTTCGAGGATCTCAAGAAGGGTGTTATAGAGGCGTTTCTCGACGGCAAGCTCTCCGCGCTTGAAGCGCAAACCGCGCTTAACGGAATCGCACAAATCGCGCAGAAGGGAATCCCCGACGGAGTCGGGATGGTTGCGGAAGCGTTTGAAAACCTTAAAAACGCAGGGACAAAGGGGGGACGCGCTCTTATAGACGCGCTTCAAGACATTGGATACGAGGCCAAGGAGCTTGGCGATAAGACATTAGAGCAAGTTCAAAAGAGACTACAGGCGACCGGGAAATACTCGGCGGAAGAGATCCAGAAGGTATTCGACGCGCTCAAAAAGAGTGGTATTAACTCAGTAGATCAACTAACAAGCGCCACCGCTGACAAGCTCATTCCAGTGCTTTCCTCGCTCGAGGCGTCGGGATTTGACTTTAAGAAACAGGCCGAGGGCGTGAAGGATTATGTGGACGCGGTGAACTCTATACCGGAGAGGAAGAGCGTTACCATAGATATAAAGGTGAACTCTACAAAAGAGGATCGCCAGATACTTAACAAGCTCTCAGATCGTCAGTTGGGACAGGGGCAAGCCGAACCGTGACAACAAATCTCCTATTAGGATTCCCCGATATTCCTGCGAGCGCACAATATTGGAGAAATAATCAAACATGGGGGGCGATTACTCCGGTTGAGAATAACAAGGCGGGGCCGCGCTACCAGATAGCAAAGCTCGCCTCTACGAGTACCGGGATAACCCGCCTTGATTACGATCTTGGAAGCTCAACCACGAAGGCAGCAAATTTTGCGATAATTGCGCGTGCTGATTTAGCACAAGCAGACTTGGTGAGTCGGTTCGTATTGAGGGGATCGTCGGCGTCCGCGTTCGCCCCAAGTGATATAACTGGACTTAAATTATGGCTCGACGGTGGGCGGAGCGTTACTGTTGGCGCTGATTATAAAGTTAGCGCATGGGCTGACCTCTCCGGTACGGGGAACAACGCAACACAAGGCACCTCTGGAAATCGACCATATTGGACAAGGGCGGACAATAAAGAGAATCAGTATCTTTATTCGGAGCAGATCGACAATGCGAGCTGGACAAAGACGCGCTCAAGCGCTTCCGCCAACACGGTGGCGAACCCGATAGACGGGCTGACAACGGCGGATACTCTTATCGAGGACGGAAGCGCGGCAACGTCTCACTATTTGATTCCGACCTCCTCTATGACTGTCAAGCCGAGCACGTCGTATAGAATGTCGGCTTACGTTAAAAAGAAAGAGCGACATTTTTCTTTCAGATTCGACAATGCGTGGACGGGGAATCCATACGCTCACTTTAA